GATAATGGGCCTGATGAGAATTTTTATTTAAGAATTAAAGATGGTATGGAGGTTGAATCAACTACCAATTCATCTATAATATTTAGAACAGTTGATGTTGTTGATTTTGCATCACCAACAGGAAGGGAAATAGAAGTATATGAAAGACTTACAACGGGAGTTCCTTCGGTATATTTAGTTAGTAAAAAAATAAAAGCAATTTCAGCTCAAGAAGTTTCAACAACTATTACATTTGTACCCAACGATACGGATTATCCTACTGCAACTCTTTCTGATACGAATATAATACAAATTACATCCGTAACATCCGATGGTGGTAATACTAAATGGTATGAAGTTCCTTATTTGGCACAAGAAAGTATTTTTATAGAAAAACCAAACATAGAATCGAATACTGGAAATTTAAGCGTATCATCTTCGGTAGTACCCTATATTTTAGAAATTAAAAAAGTTCCATATAGATTTAGTGTAAAAGTAAATTCCGATAATACTATGGATTTACAATTTGGAAGTGGTGATGTTAATTTATCGGATGAAGTTATACTACCAAATTCAAAAAATGTTGGTTTGGGTTTAGCAAATTCGGTTAATAGATTAAATCAAGGTATTGACCCATCGAATTTCTTAAAAACAAACACATTTGGTGTTGCTCCTGCAAACAAACAACTTACTATAAAATATTTAGTTGGTGGTGGAGTTCAATCAAATATAAATCAAAGAGATTTAACAACAATTAGATTAATAGAATTTGAGGATGATTTGTTATCAATTCCAGATGATAAATTGGCGGCATATAATGATACAAAATCATCGGTAGCGGTTGAAAATTTAGAGGCTGCAACTGGTGGTAGAGATTCGGAATCAATTGAAGAAATTAGACAAAATGCATTGGCAACATTTGGTTCACAAAATAGAGCAGTAACAAAACAGGATTATATTGTTAGAGCAATGTCAATGCCGGAAAGATATGGTAGTATTGCAAAAGTATATGTAAGTCAGGATGGTGAAATTGATAATAATAGTCCTTCATCAATACTTGCAAATCCTAAAAATATTACGGAGTTTACTAATTTGGTAGAATCAATTAAAGGATTGTCAAAACAAGATATTCAAAAAGAATTAGTTAAATATCTTGCTCAAAAAAATACATCTATTGGTGAAGTAAATAATCCATTTGCAATTAATATGTATGTTTTGGGATATAATGAAAATAAAAAACTAACCAATTTAAATCAGGCGGTTAAACAAAATCTTAAAACTTATTTGGGAGAATATAGAATGTTAACCGATGGTGTTAATATTATGGATGGATTTATAGTAAATATTGGGGTTGATTTTGAAATTATAGCTTATTCAAATTATAATAAAAGAGAAGTTCTTACAAATTGTTTAGCAGAAGTTCAAAGATATTTTGAAATTGATAATTGGACATTCAATAAACCAATTAATATTTCGGAAATAGAATTGATACTTGCAAATGTAGAAGGTGTTATGAGTGTTCCATCGGTAAAGATTTCAAACCTATGTGGCGGAGACGGAAATTATTCAACAAATAGATACAACATAGATGAAGCAACTAAGGGTAAGATTGTATATCCATCTTTAGACCCATGTGTATTCGAAGTTAAGTATCCAACAAAAGATATAAAAGGGAGGGCCTTATAATGCATAAATTTTTCACATCATCATACGATGCTAGTATTTACTTACAACAACCTGACCAAAACGCAGGTAGGGATGAGATATTAGAAGTTGGTAAACTTTATTATGGTTCTACAAAAGATATAACCAGAACTTTATTAAAATTTAATACAAATCAAATATCATCAAGTATTTCCGAAAATAATATAACCGGTAGTTGGAAAGTATTTTTAAACTTAAAATCTGCAAATGCGGAGGAGATTCCATTAGAATATACAATTTATGCAAATGCTGTTTCTCAAAGTTGGACAATGGGTACGGGTACTAAATTTGACAATATAACATCGGATGGTGTTAGTTGGAAATATAGAGATGGAATTAACACATGGCAGGACAATGTAATTGCAGGAACCGCTGTATTTGCTGCAGGAACAACAGGTTCGGCAAACGCAGAAGGTGGTACTTGGTATTTAAGTGGTTCGACATCTCAATCATTTAATTATGAACCAGATGATATTAGAATGGATGTAACTAGTATAATCAATTTATGGATTAGTGGTTCTTTACCAAATAATGGTATAATAATTCATCATGGTTTAGAAAATGAGAACGATAATTTAGATTATGGTTTATTAAAATTCTTTTCAAAAGAAACAAATACAATATACGAACCAAAATTAGAATTAGTTTGGAATGACCAAATATTCTCAACGGGTAGTTTATCACCCGTAACTGGTTCGGTATCGGATGGTGATTATAAAGTTATTGTTTCTAATTTGAAAAAAGAATATCCACAGAATCAAAAAGTAAAAGTTAGAGTTAAAGGTAGAGATATGTTTCCTTTAAAATCTTTTGGAACAACATTTGCATACGACCAAACAAAATATTTACCAACCACTACATATTATCAATTGGAAGATTATAAGACGGGTGAAATAATATTTCCATTTGGCCAATATACCAAAGTTAGTTGTGATTCTATTTCAAATTATTTTATAATGGATTTGAATACATTACCAATCGATAGAACTTATTTATTAAAATTAGAAATAGTAGAAGGTGGAATATCCACTATTATAGATGAAAAATTAATATTTGAAATAGTTTAATAAATGACTAACTTAGAAGCAATATCAATAAAGTTACAAGAAGAGAAGGACAAAAAATTAGAATCAATTTTAAGTGTCTCTGGTTCTGCTGCGATTAATAGAAATGAATATGGAGTTAATGTAGTAGACGATTCAAATGTTGCGTCATCGTTAGTATTCAAAGGTTTAACAAAAGACAAATACGATACGGAAGAATTAATAAAAGCCGTAGATGTTGAAGTTAAAGAATTATTACCAAATATACCAAGTATAAATTTAGATTTAGTTCCAAGACCGGTATATAACGAAAAGGTTGCAGAAAACGAAGATTTAAGAAAAAGAGTTAAAAAATTAAGTGATGATATAGTAGTTCTTAATTCTACAATCACTGCATTAGAATCACAAGTTCAGACTGAAATAAATAATAGATTAAGTGTAGAACAAATCAATGATGTTTTGGTTAATCAAATTGAAACTTTAAATGCAACGATATTAGATTTTGCCAGTCAGATTGCAACATCATTACAAAAGTCGGTTGATGAAAGTATTTTGAGAGCATCATTACAATCACAAAAGACAGGATTTAAAGCACAGATTGAAGCATTGATTCAACAAATAAATTCTCTAAACGCAATCATTGAAGGTTTACAAGCTCAATTGGGCGCAGTAAGACAACAAAAAGATTTGGAACAAACTACACAGGCACAGGGTGGAACTATAATAAATAAAATAGTAAATGTAAACTTTTCACCGAAGGGTTCGCCTACCGATTCGACTATGGCATTTAAGATTAAAAACGCGAGAGATAATGCGAATGAATGGGTTAGAGGTGAGAGTTTAAAATTAATAAACAATGATTTAGAACCAGTTGATATTACAATTAATGCAACATATGACCAAAATCAAAGGTGGTTTAAGATACCAAAACCATCATTTAAAATGTCACCTGGTGCAACTGAGGAGATTACATTCCTTGCAAATATACCAGGTATTTCATTTGGTAGGAGAGATAATACGGAGTTCTATAATTCTGCATTGACTATAACTGTAAAAAGAGCAGATGGTACATCGGAAACCAAATCTTTCAAACATGCATTGAAAGTTGCACATCCTAAATCTTACGATGGTTTTTAAATTGAAATAGATTATGAGTATTAAAAAATATACAAACTTAGATTTAATCAACAATAACTCAACTAACGAAGGAAAGTTTATTGATGATAAAGATTTATTTATATTATCTAAAAATGAAATAGAGAAATCTGATTTTGGTATGGGTAAATATGATGTTATGGAAGTATCTGTTTATGATATCAATAACAATCTATTACCACAAAAGTCTGGAAATAATGTTGCATATATCAAAAAAGGTGACATTCAAAACTATCTTTATAACATTACAAACAAAGTAGGTCAGAAAGAACTTGCAATTAATATTGAAAAATTATTAAATGATTTAGGATTTACAAATGGAATTCTTAAAGTTAACATTAATTTTGTAAAAAAGAAAGTTGGAAGCGAAAACGAATTAACAAGAGTTTGGATACAAGAAGTTTCACCATCGAGAGAAGAAATTAGAATTTTACCTTTAAAAACTAAAGATTCAAATATAAATAAAATTACTAATACAGAATTTAAAAACCTTAAAAGCTTAAATAAAGATTTTATTTATTATAAAACTTCTATATTAGATTCTTTGAATTCATTTGAAAATTCATTTTTAACTAAAATAGATTCATATTTAGAAACGAAATTTGGTAAGGATTTTTTTACAATTTTAAAAAAAGATTTTGGGTTAAGTAAATTTGATAATTTTAGGACAAAAATATTTGAAGATTTTAAATTGTCTGTGGACTATTATTTAAATAACAAATACTATAATATTAACGAATCCAATTTTGGCAAACCTGATGAGGTTAGATTTGATAATTTTGATGTATATGATTATAATGTGATGTTATCTGAAATACAAAATATATTAAATATTTGTATTGATGCTAACTCAAAAGTATTAAAAAGAAGAGGTGTTGATGTAAAACAATTACCAAAAGAATTTGCAATAACTGAATTACAAAAACAAATACAAAATAATTTAGAATCGTTTTCAACATTCACAGAAACGAAAGTAAATGTTTATTCACCAACAGGTTCGGTTGCAGTTTTTGATGATTCTAATTTAGGAATAATTTATCCTGCAAAGGGTGTATTACTTTCAACGTTATGTAAAGGATATGACCAATATGGAAAATATGCGGATGGTAGTGGTGGTTCATATGAATCATTGATTGAAACAAATTCTTCAAATTGTGGATACACACCTCCACCCCCTCCGGGTGGTGGAACTGGCGGGCCTTCTGGTGGTGGAACTGGTGGGCCTTCTGGTGGTGGAGGTGGCA